AAGATTTATACGCAGATGGAGTAGGACATATTGACAAAATACAAGCTGGAGATGCTACAATTGCCCAGGTGGGTACAGGCACCGCAAACATTAATATTAACTCATTAGCAACTGCATCCCTTTATACTTCAGCTTCAATATCCTCTATACGGTTTGAAAATTTACCAACTTCATACGCAGTAGCACAAGCACATGGATCTGGTACTTTATTCAGATCACAATCAATGTCTGGAGGAGGTATGGCATTATTTATATCTTAACCCTTAATCAAATATAAGATAAAATGTTAAAGGGCGCTATCTTATTTGCGCCTTTTTTTATATTTATATATAGAAAGTAAAAGTAAAATATGGCAACAAAAATATCAATATGGCCCGGTTCATCATCATTTTTTCCAGGAGATACACCTTTTGGATTGTATGACAGTGACGCAGCATTTCAGTCTGATGTTGAAAAAACAGCAAATTGGTGCGGCAATCGCTTAGGTTATCCAATAGTAGATATAGAATTACAACAACAGAACTTTTTTGCTTGTTTCGAAGAAGCAGTCAGTGAATATAGTTCTCAGGTAAATTACTATAATATAAAGGAAAATTTATTAACTTTAAAAGGTACTGCAACTGGTAGTAATCTTACACACAAAGAAATAACACCCAACCATGGTAGACTAATAACAATTGCAAATTCTTATGGTGCAGAGGCTGGTAGTGGAGGAGATGTAACCTATTATAGTGCATCTATAGCAGTTACAACTTCAAAACAGGTTTATGATTTGACAGATTCAAACCAAATATCCTTGGAATCAGGCCAAACTGATATTGGAGATATAGAAGTAAAACGTGTATTTTATGAAGGTTCTCCAGCAATGTCAAGATATTTTGACCCATATGTAGGAACAGGATACGGCTCAGACCAAATGCTAGAAGGTTTCGGTTTTGGTAATTATAGTCCAGCAGTTAATTTTTTAATGATGCCTATGTATGATGACTTACTAAGGGTTCAAGCTATAGAATTTAACGACACAATTAGAAAATCAGCATATAGCTTTGAATTAAAAAATGACAGGCTAAGAATTTTTCCTGACCCCACAACATCATATACCCTATGGATAGAATATGTTAAAATAAGTGATAGAAATAGTGCACTAAAAAATGGAACAGTTGCAAATACTGTTTCTGATTTTTCAAATGCAACATACGACAATATGTTGTATAGTAATATAAATGATCCTGGAAAACAATGGATACGAAAATATACACTAGCTTTAGCCAAAGAGCTACTTGGTAATATAAGAAGTAAATATGCATCAATACCAATACCAGGAGCCGAAGTAAGTTTAGACGGTGATACACTAAGAAGTGAAGCAGCTGCAGAAAGAGAAAACTTAATAACACAATTAAGAGAAGACCTAGAGGCAGCTTCAAGAAGAAATCTTTTAGAAAGGCAAAAAGAAGAATCTGAATTCATGAATGAAACAATGAATAAAATTCCTTATGGAATATATATAGGATAACTTATGGCATTATTTGGTGGACAAAGAGATATAAGTTTGTTTAGAACTCTTAATAGAGAACTAATAAATGAGCTTGTTGATACAGAAGTAGATATTTTTAAAACTTCTATATATGATATAGGTGATAATTTGTATGGTGAAGCTATAGATAAATTATATAAAAAGGGTGTTAGGGTAAATTGCCTAATAACACATGAAGATCAAACATGGGATAGTAGTGAGTTTGGTCCAGATGTAAATCAAGCAACAACTTTTGCATTTCTAAGAGACGACCTTTTACCTGCAGGAAGTATAGGTATACCATCTGCAAATGTTGTTTTAGAGGTTGGTGATATTATTTGGTGGAATAACACTTATTGGGAAATAGATTCAACAAATGAAAACCAATTCATAGTTGGTAAAAATCCAGACTCAGATCTAGGTAAAGTTTCTGGAGAGAGAAACGAATTTGGTTCGTCTTTCTCTATTATATGTAATACTCACCAAACAAGAAAAAGTAAGGTTCAATTTGAAAATATACGAGAAGGCTACTCTTATGGTCTTTATAACGAATAATTATGGCATATACACCTGAAGCAAATAATAAGCAAGGCAAACGCGTAGATTCAAGTGGCAATTCAATTGCAACTAATAGGTCTTCTCAAGTACAAAGAGACGATACTGTAAAAGAACCTGCTGTTGGATTATATGACGCAGATGAAGCTATTCACTATTACTTTGAAAATGTTATACAACTTAGGGTTAAAGAAAATCAAAAAGAAATAAGGGTACCTGTAATATATGGTTCTCCTGAAAGATGGAGATCTGTACAAAAAAGCGGGGTTTTTAGAGATAAATCTGGAAAAATACAATATCCAATTTTAATGTATAGAAGAACAGGTATAGAAAGACAGGAAGGATTTAATAAGTTAGATGCAAATCATCCTCATTTATATTATACTGTTGGAAAAAAATATAATCAAAGAAATAGATATGATAGATTTGATATTTTAGTGGGTAAAAAACCTAGTCAAGAATCATACAATATAGTAATACCTGATTATGTAAAACTATCATATGAATGTATTCTTGTAACAGAATTTATAGGACACCAAAATAAAATTATAGAAGATGTAAATTATGCATCTAATTCATATTGGGGCAAAGACAACTACTATAAATTTTTAGCAAATATGACTTCATTCGATGTATCTAATGAATTGGTACAAGGAGAAGATAGAGGAATAAGGGCAACTTTTACATTAGAAATGAATGGTTATATTATACCAGATAATTTACAGAAAGATATGACTCAATATAACAAACGCGACCATACAGTTTCAAAAATAATTATGGGAACATCTGTTGTTAGTGATATAAACTCTTTACCTGGAGGCAAAGGTGGAAACACAGGATATGGCGACAATGTAAAATCAACAACAGGACTAGACGGAAAATCTAGTTATCTTAATCAAGGACAAACACAAACAACAACAGGACTAGACGGAAAATCTAGTAATTTTAATCAAGGACAAGCACAATCGTCTATGATACCTAGAAATGATATATTAAAGGGTCATGGGCAAAAATAATTACTAATAACAAAACTTAGGAGGTTACAAATGGCAGTATTAACACAAGACGAACAACAAAAATTAGAAGCACACAGAGCCCAAAAAGCTCAGGAAAAACAAGAAAATTCAACAATAAAATTTTCAACTGAAGAACTTAATTCTATAGCAAAAATAAAACAAAGCTATGATAGTTTAACGTTGAGGATGGGTCAAATACATTTTGAGTTAAAATCATTAGATAAAGAAAAGGATAATGTTGAGCATTTATTTAATAAAAACAGGGATGAAGAAGTTCAGTTTGCACAAGATTTAACTGCAAAATATGGTAAAGGTTCTTTAGATATAGAAACTGGAATATTTACCCCATCAGAATAATTTTTGGCATTTTCGGTTATATTTATATATAGATAAATAGTGGATAGTTAATACATCCACATCAATAAATACACGAGGAGAAATCAAACATGGCAGAAAGAATCGTTAGTCCAGGTGTTTTCACACAAGAAAATGACTTATCGTTTTTACCTGTAGGTATCGGCGAAATAGGAGCGGCTATTATAGGTAGAACTGAAAAAGGCCCAGCCTTTCAACCAACAGTAGTTCGTTCAACAAATGAATTTGAATTAAAATTTGGAAGCGGAACAGCAGGTACATATGTACCATATACCGTTAAAGAATACTTAAAAAGTGCTGGCGCAGTAACTATTGTTCGTGTTTTAGGACTAAATGGTTATGTGACTAGTTTACCAAAACAAGTATATTTAATAGCTTCGCAATCCGATGAAATACCTTATATCTTAGGTTTAGTACATGCAAGCTCTAGAAACTCAACACAACAAGCTGGTGATATTGTATTTGGTAGTTCTCCTAGTGGAGGAACTTTTGCAACTGCATCTATATCATGTAGTATAGATGTTGAACAAGCAGCAACAAGCAGGCTAACAGAATTTCAGATTGCAGCAGAAGGTACTACTTATAGGTTTATAGGTGCTAATCCTTCAGCAATACCTGCAGACCAACACCCACTCTATTATTATGCTACAGGTTCAACTGGAACAGCAACTATAGCAAATCTTGCAGCTGAAATAAATGGAGCAACAACACTTACTGATTTAGTAACTGCAGTAGCTTCAGAATCTTCAGTAAACCTAACAGCAAATAAAGTTGGTACAACTGCAAATGGATATCTTATATCAACTGGATCTGCATTAGCTGCAGTCGCACTCTTTGCTCCTGTTGCAGTTCTTCATGGAGGACACCAATTTCAACACGGAGTTGCAAATACTGGTAATGGATTTTTCTATGATTCAATAAATGGGTCATCAATAACAACACTTACTGATTTTGCAAATAGTGATTTACCTTTATCTACTTCTTTTGATAAAACAAATGCTAATTACTTTAAAAATGTATTAGCTACAGACCCAGGAAGACATGTACCTACTGCAGGACAATCTGCTTTAGAAAAATCATATGTATATTCTTTATTTAACTCACAATCTTATGGAGCAATGGCTACAAATAAAGGTGGTGGATATTCATTCCTTAATGCAACTGCAGTTACAGCAAGTGTAAACTTTGTCGCATCAGCAGCCACTGTAACTGGAACAACAAGTACTACTTCAGGAAAACAATATAAAGCAGCATGTACACCTTGGGTATTATCTCAAAAATTAAATGGTAACGCAGGAAGTCCACTATTTAAGTTCCATACATTATCACATGGTAATGGCTCAAACCAAATATGTAAAGTTAGTATTGTTGGAATTAAAAAGGCTGGTTCAATATCTGGAATAGATTATGGAAGCTTTACTGTTCTTGTTAGAAAATTCGATGATACTGATACTAAAGTAGTTTCTTTAGAATCTCATACAAATTGTAACCTAAATCCAAGTTCACCAAACTATTTAGCTAGAGTTATTGGTGATCAATATCAAGAATATTCTAATGACGCTGATGGTAATGCAAAATTAGTTGTTTTAGGTAATTATAGAAACATGTCAAGATATGTAAGGGTTGAAATGCACGAAAATGCTAATAACGCTGTTTACTCAGACGCATTAGTACCATTCGGACACGAACCTTATATCTCACCATTTAGTCTTCCAGCATATACACATCCACATGTAGGAATACATGCATCAGGTGCAGCATATCCTACAGCAGCACTAGTAACATCTAGAAGTTTAGATACAGATACAAAAACATATTACGGATTCAACTTTGATGAAACTATTCTTAAAAATGGAATGGAAAACTATCTTGCTCCATTAAGTGATGATGCAAGTATTGGAGAAAATAAAGCATTCTTTTTAGAAAGTTGTGAAGTTACTGGTTCAACGGTAACTGTTAATAGTTCTTTACATGCAAAAAGATTTTCACTTGCATTCCAAGGAGGTTATGATGGAGTTAATCCAGCAACTCAAGTAGCAATGGAAAAAGATATGTTATCTACCAATACTTTAGGTATGAGTTTTGCATCAACTACTACTGATGGTTTTGTAGCATACAAAAAAGCATTAGATTCAGTTGGAAACCCTGATGAAATTGATATTAACATGATCGTTATGCCAGGAATACTTGCAGAAAACGCTTCTAATATAGTTGCAAAAATTATTGATACTTGTGAAAGTAGAGGTGATTGTTTCTATGTAATGGATGGAGTAAACTCAACTTCTGGAAAAAACACAACAAGTGCAATAGCAAACGCTGATTTATATGACACAAGCTATGCAGCAACATATTTCCCTTGGGTAAAAATACTTGATGCAACGGTTAATAGGTTTGTTTGGGTACCGCCTTCAGTTGTTGTACCAGGTGTAATAGCTTTCAATGATAAAGTTGCCTTCCCTTGGTTTGCTCCTGCAGGATTAAATAGAGGAAGTTTAAATACTGTAATCGATGTTTACTCAAGATTAACTCATAATGAAAGAGATGATTTATATGAAGGTAAAGTAAATCCAATAGCAGTATTCCCTAATACAGGAGTTTGCGTTTGGGGTCAGAAAACTTTACAAACTAAACCATCAGCTTTAGATAGAATCAATGTACGAAGATTACTAATAAAACTTAAGAAGTTTATTGCTTCATCTACAAAATATCTTGTATTTGAAAACAATACAACAGCAACAAGAAATAGATTCTTAAATATTGTTAACCCGTATTTAGAAACAGTTCAAGCTCAACAAGGTCTTTACGCATTTAAAGTTGTAATGGACGAATCAAATAATACACCAGATGTAATTGACAGAAATCAAATGAAAGGTGAAATATTCTTACAGCCTGCAAAAGCTGCTGAATTTATCATTGTAGACTTCAACATTATGAGAACTGGCGCATCATTTGAAGAGTAGAATTTAACAAATATTAAAAGAAGAAGATATTTATATACAAGAATAGGAGAAAAATAAATGGCAAACTTAGTAGATCCAAATGAAATAATGTTCACGGCCTTTGAGCCAAAACAACAAAATAGGTTTATATTCTATGTTGATGGAATTCCAGCTTATCTAATTAAAACAGCTGCAAGACCAAAACTAGCAACTGAAGCTTTAGAATTACAACACATGAATGTTTCACGATATGTGAAAGGTAAAACTACATGGGAAACAATTGATTTAGTTTTATATGACCCAATTGTACCATCAGGGGCTCAAGCCGTTATGGAATGGGTACGTTTACATCATGAATCAGTAACAGGTAGAGATGGTTATGCAGATTTCTATAAGAAAGATGTAACGATTAATATACTTGGACCAGTAGGTGATAAAGTAGAAGAATGGACCGGTAAAGGTGCAATGATTACTTCTGCAGATTTTGGAGCAATTGATTGGACACAAACAGCTGCCGCAAATGAAATTACTATTACTATTCAATGTGATTACTGGATATTACAATACTAATATATCATATTTAACATATAAATTAAGGCCCAGACAAATGTTTGGGTCTTTTTTTGTTTATTTTTTGCGGGAATATATATTTATATACGTTATGAACAAAAAGCAATAGGAGATACAGTTATGTCAAAAGTAGTAGACTCAGACTATCCAGGAGAAAATAGACTCTCGGACCAAGAATTAAAAAATCAAGTAATACAACAGGCTGCCCCAGAACTTAAACAAGCAGTAAAGGAATTAAAGTTTCCAACAGAAACAATAGATTTACCATCAAAGGGATTATTATATCCTAAGGGTAGTCCATTATCTTCTGGAACAATTGAAGTAAAATATATGACTGCAAAAGAAGAAGATATTTTGACTTCTCAAAACCTAATAAAAAATGGTACAGTTATTGATGTATTATTAAAAAATCTTATTGTTAGTCCAATAAATTATGATGATTTACTTGTTGGTGATAAAAATGCAATAATGATTGCAGCTCGAGTTTTAGCATATGGTAAAGACTATGAGGTTGAATTAACTAGTCCAACATCTGGAGACAAACAAACAGAAGTTATAGATTTAACACAGTTTGACTTAAAAGAATTTGATCCAGCAATATTTACTGAAGGCGAAAACTTATTTTCATTTAAACTACCAGCATCAAAAAGAACTATAGAGTTTAAACTTCTTACTCATGGAGATGAAAAGAAAATTCAAAATGAAATTAAAGCCAACAAAAAAATGAGAAAAAGAATAACTGGTGTTAGTCCCGAGCTAAGTACTAGGCTTAAATTTATGCTTGTCTCTGTAGATGGAGAACATGATAGGGTAACTATTGGTAAATTTGTTGATGATGAATTTTTATCTAGAGATTCACTAGCATTTAGGGAATATATGAATGAAATATCTCCTGATATTGACCTAACACATACATACTATGATGAAAATACTGGAGAGGAGCACGACGTGCAACTCCCAATGACCGTCCAGTTTTTTTGGCCTAGGGCCTAACTATAGGCCCATTCTGCACCAACAGTTATTTGATATAGCTTACCACTCACAAGGGGGTTTTCCCTGGGATGTGCTTTATGAAATGCCTGTACATCTTAGACGATTTAACTATCAAAAACTTGTAGAAGCTAAAAAGGCTGAAAAAGAAGAAATGGATAAGGCTAAATCAAAAAGTAATGCAAAACCCTCTAGAAGACGTTAATAAAACCTTTATCTTCTGATATTTATATACGTAATAATATGAACATTAGGAGATAACACATGTCAAAAGAAACACAAGTAAGAAAACTAGTTAGAGAAGAACTAAAACACGTTTTAAAAGAAGACAATGTTTTAGTAAAATTCCTACATAATATACTAGATAACCTAGGATCAGCAGCCAAAAAAAGGGCAATAAAAAAACTTTTATCTACTCCAGAAATACAGGATTTAATGAATGCAGAAACTCCTGAAAGAGATAAGTATAATTCCAGTTGGAAAAAATTAGCTAAAAAATATAGTTAGTAGAAGAAATAACCAATGGCCAAAAAGTTTTCAGCAAAAGATCAGTCTCAACTCAATGTAGAGTTAAATAAGCAAAATAAGCTCTTAGTATCAGCAAGTAAACAGGTTGATACTATGAGTCAAAAGTATGCTAAGTTTGCTGACAAAAGATCAAAGGCCGCTAAAGACTATAAAAAACACCTAGACGCTGCTCAATCAAGATTAGACTCAATAGCAGAAAAATCTGCAGAATTAGCTGATAATTATTCAACAGCCTCTGATTTTGCTAGAGACTTAAATAGAGAACAACAAAACTTATCAAAATTAATGGGTGACCATGCAGCAGCCCAAGAAAAAGATATTATGGGAGCTATGGCTCTCAAAAAGTTTGCAATAGAACAAAATGCAGTAATGGCTGCAAAAAATGCATTGGCAAGTGGAAACTTAGCAATAGGTACAGCACTAACTGAAACTATAGCTCTAGATATTGGTATGTTAGAAGAAGTAAAATCTGCAAATATAGATATTGGATCTTTAATGGGCTCACAAGATACAATTTTAGAAAGCATGGCACTTTCCCATAGTGATGAAGTTGAAGCATTAACTGCTTCTGGGGCTAGCCAAGCAGATATACTAGCAAAACAAATGGAACAATCACAAGAACTTAAAGACATGAATAATCTTTTTGTCGAACAAGTAGACTCAGCCAAAGAAATGAACGAATTAATGTCTGAGAAAAATATTGCTGGTATTGAAACTAGGCAAGTACTTGAAGAACAAACAAAACTATTTCAGGAACAACAAGAACTCCTAGATGGCCTTAAAGAAACAGCAGCAAAATATATTGGCATATTTAGCAATGGCCAATTGGCATTTGCATTTATAGCAAACCAAATAGGTCAATTTACTAGAGATATGAGAGAGTTTGCAAACTCTACAGGAGTAAGTCTTACAAACTCAGCTAAGATGGTTGGCCAAGCTAAGGTTCTAAACGTAACAATGGCTGGTATGGGTATAGAGCAAGAACATATAGCATCTTCTCAAAAAGCAATGCTTGATACTGGTATGTCAATGAAAGACTTGACAATGGAAAATGTTAAACAGACAACATTGTTAGCTGAAAGATTTGGTATGGGTGCAGACAGTGCTGCTCAATTTAGAAAAGACTTAATGATGATGAGTGGTGGTAGTGAAAAACTAGCTACAAACCTACAAAGCTCGGCAATAGCCCTAGCGAAAGCTAATGGACTGGCTCCTGGAAAATTACTAGGTATTATGGCAGATAATTCTGAAGAATTTGCTAGATTTGGTAAAAAAGGATTTGAAAATGTAGCAAAAGCGGCAATTGCAGCTAAAAAACTTGGTGTAGAATTTAGTTCTATTGTAGAGGCAGGAAAAGGATTACTTGATATTGAAACGTCCATTGAAGCAGAAATGGAGGCAAGTGTACTTATAGGTAGAGAATTAAACCTAAACGCAGCCAGAGAAGCAGCTCTTAGAGGAGACCATTTAGAAGTTACAAAACAATTAACACAACAGGTTGGCTCTTTAGAAGAATTCCAAAGCATGAATGTTATACAGCAACAAGCCCTTGCCGACGCAATGAATATGTCTGTTGGGGAAATTACAAACATAATGGGTAACCAAGATAAATTAAATGATTTATCCGAAGCTGGTCTAGAACACTATAAAGAAACAGGCGAAATACAAGAACAACAAGAAGGTTTATTGGCAAGAGCAGGAATGCTACTTGGAGAAAACGCAGAATCAGTAGTTGCAATTGTTGCTGGTATGGGAAATTGGAAATCAGAACTTAAAGGTGTATTAGGTTTTGTAGGAAAACTTGGTAAAGGCGCGATGAGCAAATTAGGATTTGGAGGCGGAGATAAAGGCCCTGGTGGAGATATTAAGGAATCATTAATACCAAAAAGTAAAGCTCCTACAGATTTGCCTAAAGTAGATGCTAAAGGAGGCGAAGGCGCTAACAAAATGATGAAATCCATGGGTAAAATAAAAATGTCTGATGTTGTAAAAGGAGCAGCTGCAATGGTATTGGTAGCGGCAGCAGTATATGTATTTGCCAAAGCTGTACAAGAATTTATGGGTGTAAGTTGGGAAGCTGTTGGAATGGCTGTTGTATCAATGTTAGCATTAGTTGGAGCAGTAGCACTACTAGGTATGATTATGATGTCAGGTGTAGGGGCTTTAGCAATCATAGCGGGAGCAGCCGCAATGTTAATCGTCGCAGCAGCTATGTTAGTATTGGCTTATGCATTAAAAATAGTAAGTGAAGCAATACCTAATTTTATGCTATTGATACCAATGCTACCTCAACTAGCGGTAGGAATGATGATGATGTATCCAGCAATTCCTGCAATGTATTTAATGGGTATGGCTCTTCCAATATTAGGAGCTGGTTTAGCAATTGCAGCAGTTGGAGCATTAATGTTTAGTGCAGCAGGTGGAGTTGAAACATTAACTGGTATAGGAATTGCATCTCAAGCATTAGCTGCATCAGGACCAGGACTACTTCAGGCTGGTGTAGGTATATTAGCTTTAGCAGCTGCTCTTCCATTCTTAGCAATAGCTATGTTTATGGTTGGTAAAGGTACAATTGAAAAATTACAAGGTTTAGGAGAGGCTCTAGGAGATATGGCGCCTGCTTTAGGTCCACTAGTTCAATTAGCTGGGGTTGGAGAAGGTTTAATACTTGCAGGAGCTGGAGTTACTGCTGTTGGACTAGGAATGTTGCCTTTCGCTTTAGCATTAGCTATAATGGCAGAATATATTCCATTATTACCAATGTTAGCTGAAGGATTTGCAATAATGTCTCCTCCACTAGTAGCATTATCTGCAGTAGGAGAAGGATTACTTATATCTTCAATGGCGCTTGCAGCATTAGGTTACGCCCTTATTCCTTTTGCATTTGGAATGATGATGTTAGCAGAATTTGTACCATTAATACCTATTATGGCTGCTGGTTTAGTGACTATGGCTCCAGCTCTATTAATGATGGCTCCAATAGCTGAAACATTCCAAGTAATGGGAGAAGGTTTTTATGCAATAGGTATAGGATTAGCTCCATTTGCAATGTCAATGTCTATATTATATCCATATATAGATGGTTTACCAATAGTTGCACAAGCGATGATTGATATGGCTCCACCATTAATATTAATGGCACCATACGGTCCTCAGATAATGTATTTAGGTCAAGCAATTGGTGTACTAGCTTTAACAACTGCTCTCGCGGCAATTCCATTATACTTGTTTGGTGTAGCTGCGTATTTTACAGCGCCAGCCGTAGAATTACTAGGACAAGCGTCAATTACTTTAGGTATAGGACTGGAAAGGGTTGCTGCTCCTCTTTTACAAATGGCTGCTCAGTTTGGTGCAATATTTATGTTAAGTGCTTCTTTATATGCTTTAGCTGGATCATTTGCAGTCGCAATGTTTCCAACTTTAGGATTTGGAGCAGCCGCAATGTTTGCCGCTGTTGGTATTGGAATGATGGCAACTAGTTTAACAATGCTAGTTGGAACTGCTTCAGGATTAGCACAAGTTGGAGCAGGACTTAGTTCAATTGCTGAAGGATTAGCAGACGTATCTGATTTTAAAGGTACATTGGCTATGCTAACAATAGCTGCACCAGCCCTTGCAATTGCAGGATTAACTGGAATGTTTGGTGGAAGTGATGGTGATACTGATGAAGCATCATCTAAACCTCAAAAAATAGATACCACTGCATTAGAGGCAAAAATAGATGAACTAATTACAATAATAGGTAAAGGTGGAGTAATAAATATGGACGGAAGAAAGGTTGGAGAAGTACTTAATTTAGCCCAAGGACCAGTAGGAGCATAATATGGCAACTTTTGAAACAATAGATTTAGCAACATTTTATACTAAAAATGGTAGTGAGTTTTCTAATATAAAACCAGTAACATCTCCAGCTGAAAAGGTTGGTAAAGATGGAGTATCAGGTGATAAAACTCCTGTTTCAAAATTAGCTGAAATGGTAAATGATGTTAATGTATTTGGTCCAACCCCTGAAAAACCACATAATGAAGGACCCGCTCCATTTGCTCCTACACCAGAAAAAACATCTGTTGATGTATTCCCTATGCCTGTATCTGCTCCTAAAATAGGAATAGATTCAACTGCATTTTCATTTAGTCCAGCCTTTATAGCACCTGAAGTTTCAAACAATATGGGTAATCCTCCAGGAACTGCTCCATCAGTAACTAATAATATGGCCAATCCTCCTGGCACAACACCAGAAGTATCAATATTTAGTTTTATACCTGGATTTGTAGGAACAGATACTACTCCATTTGGTTTTATTCCTGGTTTTTCTACACCAGATTTAAAAATACACAATGGTTCACCAGATATAGATGCAACAGGATTTACAGCAAACCAAATTGGTCCTGGTACTGATTTTGTTGGTGTTTCTGGTGATGAATTTCAAAGCAAAAAAATATCTACACAACTAAAAATACGTAATGGAATAGCAGATATAGATATGTCTGGATTTATTACAAATAAAGGACACTATGGTCCATCAGATTTTACAGGTGTAAGTGGTACTCCAGGAACTATGCAATTTTCAATGAACACGGATAACCCGGGTAGTACATACGCTTGGACAAGAACAATGTATAATGATAAAGTAACTGGAGCAGAAAATAATATTGAAGACAAGGCAGCTACTGGTTTTATAAAATATGATAAAGGACAATATAAGGGTGGAGTTAGTAGTTTTATTGGAATGGAAGAAGGAGAAGATAATGGGAACAAATATACTTATCCAATAGACCAAACTTTTCCAAACGGTAGCTATAATTTTAATAGTTTAATGATGTCTACTGTAAATGTCGGATCCCAACAGGAATTTTCAGTTTTGGCTAGATCAGGTCCTGGATTAGACACAAACATAGATGCAAAACAACATAGATATAGTAATAATGCAAATGGCGGTGATATAAAATTAACAGGTAAATGGGCTGATAAGGTTAATAATCTATACACTTCAATACCAGGAAAAGGAACAACTGATCTTAGAAAAGAATCTTCAAACTTTGGTTCTTGGGGAAATGCAACAGATCAACCGTTTATATTAAGAGATATTGGTTCTAATTGGAGTTTATTTAGTGATGGTCCTGGTCCAAAGTTTGGTATAGATTTAATAAGAGGTGGGGTTGGAACTGCAATTAATCGTTCTCTTTTTGACGCAGCCAGAATTGGTAAATTTTTAATAAGCCCAAAAGGTTTATTATTTATACTTAAAGAAGTTGGACTACAATTAACAAACCCAAAGGTACAAACAGATAATATACTTGGATTAGGTTCTAATAGGGTATACCCTTTAGCGCTATCTACTTTAGCACAAACATTAACAAATGCAGTAGGTATACATTTAGTAAGACATGGATTAGGACCATTAAATGGAACACTTAAGGGCAATTCAAGATATGAAGATAATGTCTTTTCAGCTGAACTAGCTGGTGGATTAGCTTCTGCTGGAGTAGGTAAAGCAGCTGCAAAAGATTTAAAAATAGATACTGGCGGACTAGATTCAAAAGTACCATCGTCTGCTCCATCAGATGAAACACCTATGGGTGATGGTAGTCCTAGAAGTAATTCAAGACTAGTATTTTTAGCAACAGACTTAAAATCAGGATTATTTGGTGTGACTGGTGATGATAGTCCTGAATCAAATGCAAGTTTACTTAGTAGTTTTACTGACATAAGTCAAAATATTGGAAGTACTATATCAAACAATATTCCTGGTGCCTTTAGAGGAATGACCAAGGTAAAAATAACTAGATTATCTGATAAAGGTTTTCTAGGACCACATTCAGTATATGGTATAGGTGGAACTTCAATATATAGGTCTACTGCAGGAATAGGAATTGGCCAACATTTAGAAACAGGTGGAACATATTCAGATTCTAAAATGCTAACAAAAAGTGGCCGAGATGTCCTATTTAACCAAGAAATGGGACAAGCAGTTGATACAAATCCATCAGTAGCTAAAACATATTATACAAGTGATGATGGTACAAGATATAGCGATCAATACGGTGGTAATTTAAGTACTTTAGCTAACGTTCCTGGAGAAGAAGGTGCTCCTTCATTAGCATATGATAGAATGACCGACACCGGCCCAGGTAATCCGTTTAAATCTAAATTGGCAATATTAAATGAAGGATTACCTGATGGATCTATAGACGGTACAGATCTTAATACTTTCTACATTAATAATGAAACAGCATTTGACGATGTAGGTGTACACAACAAACATCAAACTTATGGTAATTATAATGGTCCAGCTACTTTTGATGGAATGTTAGACCTTGAAGGAGGTTTTCAATCTCCAATAGTACAAAAATTTGATGAGGCAAGCTTTGAAGAAATTAATTCACCAGATAAAAATGCTAAAATTACAGAAGAAGAAGATCCTACTGGTGAAATTTCCCAAGATGCAACGTTAAGAAAATATGAAACCCTTATATACGGCAAAATACCGGTAGATAGAACTGGCCATAAATTAATGGATTTCAGAGAATTATTAGATGGAACAAATAAGAATTTTGAAAGACCAAATGATGGTGATCCAAATGCGTTACCTTGGCAAGGTTTAGATAGAGCAACAAGATTTGGAGCAGATTATGGTAGACTAACAAGATTAAGTGACGGATCAGACGGTTCACCTGCAGGTTCATCAATTGACAGAAGCAGCTGGGAAAATTCAATATCAACCGGCCTTCATGATAACTCTGTAGATTTATCTGATGCAGAAAATCCAGACTATAATCCTGAATTTGATGATTTAATTAGAGTAAAATTCCAAACAATATCCCCAGATAATGATGAAGCTGAAACCTTACAATTTAGGGCATATCTAAATAATTTTTCAGATAATGTTAATCCTAGTTGGCAAGATGTTACGTATGTTGGTAGAACAACTCCAACATATTTATTTCAATCAATGGATAGAGATATATCCTTTGACTTAAAAATAGCTGCAGGAACTAGGGAAGAGTTAATTGCAAATTACAAAAGATTAAATAGGTTTATCCAATTAATTTCCCCAGAATACATTGGTGGATTACCAAAGGCCCCAATGTTGAAATTTACATTAGGAGATTGGTTTGTTGCTATACCAATGATTATAGATAGTTTTAGTATGAAGCCAAGTGATGGATCTCCATGGGAACTAGCGGATGGTAGACAACTTCCTCACCATCTTGAATTGTCAATAGGAGGAAAAATATTATTTGCAGACGCAAAAAACAGCGATGACGCAGTAACTCAAGCTTTATTTTCTAGAGATGCTAATTATTTTGGTGCAATTTCTAGAGACTTTTCTCCAGCTGGAGTATATAGCCCACAAGATTAGGAATAAGTTATGAAAAGACATGAAATAAATAAAAAAAGAAAAGACCCTATAACAGGTAGAACATTTTATAGTACTATATTATATCCAAAAATAGAAAGACGATCAAGCGATTTATATGTTGAATCTAGAGCAGGTGATAGGCTAGATTTATTAGCTAGTGAATTTTATAAAGACGTAACTTTATGGTGGATAATAGCACAAGCAAATGACTTAGGTCATGGTACAATGGCTGTTAAAGGAGGTATACAACTAAGAATTCCTATGGAAACATCAGAAATACTTAGAACATTTAATGAAGGTTTGCGAAAAAGGAAAATTTAATGGGTGCAAAAAGTTTTTTTAATAGAAAATGGCCAGATGGGGCCATAAATGAGTTGATGACGCGTGCAAGCATAATTCCTGATACTTATAATGAATGGACACATGGAAGAATGCCGTGGATAAAATTAACATCAAATTGTAAAGTTAATGGTGATGAAACATTAAGGGAAAAGTATCAATTATTTTCATCTAACCTAAACACACTAAAAACATCATATCAATTAGATAACAGGGCTGAACCTATGCCAGGTATAACTAGTTTATCGATAAAAGACCAAGGACAAGCAGGTGCACTACGAAAAGCAACTGTTTCATTTAATGTTTGGTCAATAGAGCAACTAAAATTTATAGAACCATTATTTATGACTCTTGGTACATATCAAGTATTAGAATGGGGTTGGTCTACAAGAAGTGATGGTACACCTATAACTGAAGGCTTTGGTTTTGATGAAATGAAAGGATCATTATGCAAATTTACAGAAAAACTAAAAGCATATCAAATATCTTCAAAATTTAATTATGATGCAATGAAAGGAAAAGTTTCTAATTTTTCATGGTCAATAAATGCTAATGGTGGATTTGATTGTGAAGTAACATTAATTTCTATGGGTACTGTTTTAATGTCTGTTCCAACTTCAACAACTTCAAAATCCAATAACTGTACAGATAGCGATGATGCAAATGCTGAAACTGATACTTCAGAGGCAGTAACATTTAACCCAAATAGTGTAAATGTTTGTAAGTTCCTATATGAAAAACAGGTATCTGGTGAGGCTCATGAGGTACCAAGTGTAGATGGAGGCATGGCTTTCGTTGGGTGCCCTATAGAGTTTGATAAAGATATACCAGAAGGAGAAGAAGAAGGTGATGATGATGATGAAACAAGCTACAACGAAGATTTGTCATATTATATGACTTGGGATTATTTTGAAGAAATTATAGTTAACCAATCTCTTATACCTGAAGTTTCTGAAGAACCAGAAAGTGGAGAAGGAGAAAAGTGTTGTACAGGAAAAGAATCTGATAAACTTAGTGACACTGAAGGCAATGAATCAGCTTGGAATAAAATATATAAAGAAACAAAAAAATTCATGCCACACTTAGTTGAACGGCGCGCTAGTGGTATTGGTTCTCTTGATAGTAGAGGAACAATGCTTCAAAACCACCCATCATTAATATCTTCTAACCCTATGGTTTGTGTATTGCCAGGACAAGCACATTGGGATGGTTACGAAGAAGACCCAAACTTTGCAAAAGATTTTCAAAGAAAAAAACAAACAAAGGCGGCTGCTAACTCTAAAAAGGGTGCTGATGAAACAAAGGAAGAAAAAGGATGGTGGTCAAAAGTAAAAGACACTGGAGCCTCAGTAGTATCTTCAATCACAGACGCTACTGCAGGTGCCCTTGGCTCTATATTACCAGACGATGATAACATCTCAGCAAAAACAGTAGAACCACTTACTTCTTCAGGATTAATATTTGACACTGGAGAAAAAAAATATGGAATGCTTTCTAATATATTATTAAATGTTAGATTTGTTGAAAACACATTAAAGGAATGTGAATATCTAGATGCATTTATAAATAAAATACTAGATTCAGTAAATGAAGCATGCTCAGATATGTGGGACTTACAAATGATAGAAGATCCTGATGTTCCCGCAATATTAAGAATAGTAGATGCAAATCTAGAAGAAGATGATGAAGAAGAAGTAATTGTTCCTGAAATACCAGCAGTTGGCCAAAACTCAATTGCTAGAGATATTAAAATAGAAACAAAGTTAAGTGGCAAAATAGCTGCAATGGTTATGTATGGTACTAACTCAGCAAAAAATTCCCATGAAATGGGTAAAGAAAAAACTTCTTCTTGGAATTTATTTAATGCTGAAGTAGTTGATATGGACCATCAAAATATGATAATGAGAACCAAGGTAAATAAAGATGTAGATGGATGTGGTAATTCAGAAGAAGATTTACTAGCAGCTGCTCAAAAAATTAGAGATTCATATAAAGAGGCTAGAATAGATCTAGCAGATAACGTTGAAACAGAACAAATAGAATCTGCAACTAGTGCAGTTAGAAAAATGGTAGAACTAGGATCTGCTGCAGAAGATGAAAGTAAACATGCACTGAATACACTTAGTGCAGGAATTACTCTTCCAATTGAATTAGGAATAACTTTAGACGGAATGAGTGGTATAGTTTGGGGTTACCCTATAACAATTGACTATTTACCACCAAGATATGGTGAAACAGGTTTTACAATAACTAGTGTTGACCATACAGTAGATTCATCAGGTTGGAAAGTAGAATTAGGATCAATAATGAGACAAGGTTCAGTAGCCAAAACACTGCTAGAAGATAAAACCCCACCTGAAAAAAGTACAATACAAAAATCTAAACCAAAACCAAAACCTGAAGTTGAACCCCCTGCTCCTGAAGTAGAAGAAATACCTGAAGAAGAAACAGAACCAACAGTAGAACCAACTCCACCCCCACCAGCTGAACCAGATCCAGATCCAGAACCACCAGCTACTGGATGGGAAGGTGGTAGTGAGCTAGAATCCGGTACATACCAATATACATACACAGAAACCGACGGAAGACAGGTATCAGGTGAAAGAGAGTGGAAAATCCAAAGAGGATATACTGAAGACTTTATTGAAGGATTTTGGACACCTAAAGATGGAATATACATGCAAGAACAAATTTCTGGTGGATGGAACTTAGCTGACCAAGAATCACTAAAACAGGAAATTATTTATGAAATAGAAGATAATATAGAAGATGAGCAAGGGTAATAAAATATGAAAATATTTAGGCAAGAAGAAATAGTAACTGATTTATATACTAAGGGTGGAGAGTTTCAACTTTTTTCACCTAAGGATAAAACAGAAAAGCCAAATTTTTATATTGGTCCATACCATACTAAAAAAGGTAGGCCTTATGTTGGTGCAACCCCTTCTACGCCTTCAACTAAATTAAGAAAAATAGTATATGATAGAAATGTTTTTTTATATAATAAACTACAACCAACATTTGCAAAATCATTTCCTGGAATTATATCTATTGGTGCAACATTAACGCAAAAAGACGAAGATGCCGGATTTTTTATGAGATATTTTGCAAGACAAGAAAATACACAGCAAATTTTTGAAATAGATAAAGATCTTTATAAGAGATTAGCTAAAAAATCAAATCCCCATCACGAACTATATACTATGGCTTCCTTAGAATGGAAAATTGCAGGACCAATATTTAATATTTTACATAAGAATGTAATTGTTGAGCACGGAATAATTCCAACAAATAATGAATCATTGTTAAAGGCTGAATCAAAAATGCCTGGTTTAACTGAATACCTATCAGATTCTTTAGAATATGCCAATCCACGAGAACAATCTAATTTGTTTAGCCCTGGAGACCAGTTTCAAACTGTTACTGGAGAAGAATTTATTGGAAAATATCATGTACATACAAATAGACCAATGGAAGGAGCATCTCACACATCTGAACCACATAACTACTTATATCCTATGAGTAGAACAGTATTCAATAATGATTCTTTATCAGAAGAAGAAAAAATAATCAACACAGACTCAAAAACATATAATTCTTTAGTATAAATTTCACCGATTCAATATTTTTTATTATATTATACTAATGATAATTATTGATACAATACTACAATTTACTGAATTCACTCACCAGTGCAAAGAATCAGATATTATACTCATACCAATACCCTCAGATCATTCTAGTCACCCTAGATGTTCTAACTTAACTGGTATTTATGTTTCCATGTTAAATAATGTGCAAAAATATTATATACCAATAAAACATACAGATGCAATAAAAACATTTACACTTAAAGAAATTACAGGTGCAATTGATACCCCGCATAAAAAATATGTACATGATATTAAAACATTTAATCATAATTTTAACCTTAAAAATACACATTGTTGTAATTCAATGGTATATTTTAACTCTGGTAAAAAAATAAATCAAGACTATACGGCCGCCCATAATAAATTATATTCTATGTATTGGAAAAAGAAAAATATTAATGAATTTATACCAATAACAAAGCATATAGAATACTGCCAATCTTTAGAAGATAAACTTATAGATATTATAGATATAGAACAAATGCCAACAGGTGGAGTAAAATCATCTGGGTATAAAAAAATAAGTGGCTTTTTAAATAGTTTAAATAGTATAGAATCTTCTGGTTTATATACTGGTAATGGTTATGAATATTGCAATTATAATACGTACACTTTAACAGGAAGACCAAGTAATACGTTTAATAAAATAAATTATGCTGCCTTAAATAAGTCTGACGGTACTAGAAATAAATATATCAGTAGATTTAACGGTGGAGGAATATTAGAGCTAGATTATGACGCATATCATCTTAGAATAATAGGAGATATTATTGGATATGACTTGCCTAATGAATCTATTCATGAATATCTTGGAAAACAGTACTTTGCAACAGATAAACTTACTAAAAAACAATATTCAGAGGCCAAACAAATAAGTTTTCAACTACTATATGGTGGAATTCCTAAAGAATTTTTAGAAATACCCTTTTTTAATAAAGTAAATGAATTTATTTATAAATTTTGGAAAGAATGGAAGTTAAAAAACCATTATAAAACATACTTATATAATAGAAAAGTATATCAATCAACTATTGGTGAAATGAATCCGCAAAAGTTGTTTAACTACTACATCCAATCAGCTGAAACAGAATTAAATTCTGAAGCTATGGAACGTGTAATAAAGGTTTTAAATGATTATAATAGCAAGTTCATACTATATACTTATGACAGTTTTACCTTTGATTTTGATATGTCAGAGGGTAAAGAGTTAATTTTAAAAATAAAGGCTGCAATGAAATATCCTACTAGGATAAGCTTTGGTAGTAATTATGGTGACTTAAAAGATGTTTCTTATAGGTTTTCATGATATTTATAGATTGAAGGTTATTATATGAAAAATTTATTTATAGACAATTTAGTTAGAGAGTGGTCATGGCGAGTAAATGATGGCATGCCAGACCCAAAAAAACGCTCTCATGTAAGGGTATTAGAAACCGTTCTAAGGCAATACAAGTATTCTGAAGATTTTATCCAAGCATATATTTCTCAACTAACAGAAGAAAAAACATATAAAGCTAAGTCTACTTCAGACTCTGGAAAAATAGTAGTTTTCAAATCCAAAGAAAATATGGAAAAAGCTATAGATGATGGAACCGCTGAACCCTTAGATAAAGACCAATCTGATCTAAATAAAAAAGATTCTAAAGAACCAGTAAAAGGTGCAAGTTTATATAAGACTAAAGAAACAGATAAGATAAAAGCTAAACAAGGCTCAGAAAAATCTTCCAAAGAAAATAAAAAAGTAATTGATGATTTTGAAACAAGGATAAACAACAGAGTTGATGGTTTAACTGACAGCCAGTCAGAATTAGTAAAAAAAGCATCTAAAAAAATTAAAGTTTTATTTGACGAAACTGCATCTAAAGATGAACAAACTGCTGCAGCGCAATGGCTAGTTGACAAAACTGGTTTTTCAGCAAATGCAATGCCAAAGTCAGGCAAAAGAAAAGCATACCTTAATAAGTTAGGAGGAGGTAAAAAAATACTTGGTAATGGAACAAACAGTACAGAAGCTTTAGTCCAAAAAATGGAGTCTTTAGTTGAATTGAGACAATTTAATGCCAAGTCTGTTAAGTTAGAATTATCTTCAGCTGCAAAACCAGATTTAGGTGATGAAAATATTGTTAAACCTAAAAAGGATAGTGACGATCCAGTTACTAATTATTTCAAAACTCATCCAATATTACAAAAAATAAGAGGTGGGTTACATGGTATATATGCTGTTAAAAATAAAGATGGTAGTGTTAAAATGCCAAGTAGTGAGCATTCAACAGACTATTTGGCTCAAAGTTTTAGAAGCCCATCACTGCAAAACACAATCAATGTTGCAAAAAAACAAGCAGATGCTGGTAATCTTGACGAATCAGTTGCAAATTCACTAGAAAAACACCAACAAAATCTAGAAAATGTTTTAAAAAATATAAAAATACCAAGCAAAGAAGCCAAAGAAGCTATTGCTAATAGCTATAATGATTTAATGGTAGAATTACATGAATCTGATCCTGAGGTTGCTTCTTCAATTTTAAAACAAATAGCAGAAAATAATTTATATGAACAAGAATTAGCAAATGGTGAAGAAGTTTATCTACCTTCTGCAGGAAACTTCCCAGCTGGCGATAAAATAAAGGGTGGTACAGCTGAAAGAGTTTCATTAATAAGTTGTAAATTTGGAAAAAAAGGTAGGATATATGGTTGTCCAGCAAATTCTAAGACTATATGTGAATTACACCCAGACCCGGAAAAACAAAATAATCAAGGACAATATCTTGGCGAAAAAGACCACACACTACTTATTAGTGATAAATTAATAAAGGGTGAAAATAAAGCAGAAACAAAGAAAAAAACAACAAACTTTATTAAAACAACACTAGACGAAGTAAACTTAGGTACTACATTTTCAAATGAAGAAACAGAGAAAATATCTGAAATAACATCTGAATATATGGAGGAAATAGACAGAATCAAAAAAGAAGTAGCAGATTCTAAACCAGCCGATAAAGAACAGTATTGGAAAAAGTTTGGTAAGGAATTGGCAAAGTTTGAAGATAAGTATAAAAAACGATTAGGAAAAATAATAACATTGGAGCATGCATCTGCACTAATTGGTGAAAATAACGCTAAAAATTTGGTACAAAAAGCCGGTGTAAAAGTAGAAGCTCTCTTATCAGCAATTGAAATTGCAAATAATATTAGAACAAATAAAACTTTGTTAGAGTTAGAGCACAATAAACAATTCTATGACAAGGATAATAAACCACAGTTTGTCACTAGTAAGGGAACAAACAACCCAGATGATTATTCAATAACTTTTAGAACCAAGAGAACAGCTGGTAGAACTGGTGGAGGTTGCCAACTATCATTTACAGGAGATGGAAAAGCTGCAGAAAATAATATACAATCTGATGGTAGTTTAACTAATGCTCAAACAGGCGAAGAAGTAGAGGTATAATGAAAACACAACTTTTATGTACATTCACAAATACAAAGACACTATCAAAAACAGTTGATAAGATTATACAGGCATACGATATTTTATATAATAAACTATTTGTTTTAAGAAATGAATCTGATACTCGAGAATTAATGTGTACATATAATATAGATTCAAGTGGAGACGTTGTAATCTTACCAGATACAATTTCCTTACACAGAAAAAAACAAACAAATACTCTATATACTATAAATGCGTTAAATGAATGTATTAAAACATGTAATAACGGCGTACTAGACACACGATTTCAATTAGAATGGGATAACTATAGAAATTCCATACTATTAACAAATGATACAGGTCTTAGGAGAATAGACACATCTGTACATGAAGTAATTTATATTAAGGTAAAGCGATGAAAAAAGAAGACTTAACACCAAATCAAAAGCCAACTTTATCTAGAAATACTGGAATGAATAAACCAACATACGATCCTGATGACCATTTAAAGCGTAGGGATAAAGACGAAGAAGAATTAAAAGCTTTATTGTCTGACCTAATACAGACAGAAATAGCAAAACTTTTTAAAAAATAAACACCTCAGATTTTTTTATTTGAAAAATTTTGTTTATATTTATATATAATAACAATTAAACAGTAACTAATAAATTTTACTTAATGAATCAATTAACAATTGCAATACTCCTGTTCTTCGCAGGCCAGACTCTTATCTGGATTCAAACAAACGGACAGTTTCTATGGAAATGGTTCGACAAAAACCCACTAATTTTATCGGTAGTATTTGGAACTATAATTTCCTATCTATTTATTTTTGCAACAAAATATGTTGTAAATTATTTTGATGGACTTTTATGGCCAGGTAGATTTATAGGGTTTGGTACTGGAATGATATCGTTTGTATTATTAACTTGGTTTTTTATGGGAGAAGGAATAAATACAAAGACAGCAATATCTTTAGTACTAGCAACAACACTAGTATCAATACAAATATTTTGGAAATAATGTTAATAACTTTTCACTCAGAATTTTTTTATTTGAAACAAAATGATTATATTACTATATAAAATTAAACTATGGCAAAAAGACTAGGATACGCATGTATAAATATGACCCTTGCAGAACAAGGCATATCATGCAATAGAAGTATGATACGAAGAACATTCGATGCTAAAGGCATTGACTATGCTTCTGAACTAATACTAATTAATATTACTAATTTACTAAAAATTGTAAATTGGAATAATGAAAACAATATAAAGGTATATCGTATGTCAAGTGATATGATGCCTTGGATGTCTGAATATAAACTATCAGATTTACCAGATTATCAAGAAATATGTGCTTTACTTAAAGCTGTGGG